ATGAAGCAAACTCATACAAGGTGTCGGTTAGAGGCTTTAAGAGCAGACCGAATTTTAATAAGAAATGGTTTATGGTAACGGTCGTTATTCAGGATACCTATCCAACTGATTCTCTTCCAATACGAAATAAGACACGTGTACATATATACATAAATGGTGTTCTTGAATTAGACCAATATGTAGATAGTAAATTAGATCAAACGGACGTAACTCCATCTATATTAAAACCAAACAATGGAAACCTATATGTATTTCCCCAGTTAAATTGGACAAAAGATGGAACTGCTAATACAACAAAAGTAGCTTCAAACACACAAGTTCAAAAGATGATGATGGCAGATTTATCCTATTTTAACTATGTATTAAATACACGAAATATCGTTTCAATGTATCAAGCTGGATTTAGTAAAAATTATGCTACACCTCCGTCGGGGACATCTTTACTAAGTTATCTATACGATCTTTCATCTACAAATGGTACTAAGAGACAACTTACATCAACTTAAGTAAAAGTAAAAATAAAAGTATAATAAGCAATTATTACATATATATTTATATATAATCTAAAAATGAAAATTCTATTTTTTGGATCACGCGGATGGATAGCATCATACTTCCTACCGCTATTACAAACAAATCAACACGAGATCCTATGTCCCGATGTGAGAGCAGATGACACGGAAGCTGTGGAAAAGCTATTAGATTCTGTCAAACCCGATCGCGTCATTTCCTTTATTGGTCGTACGCATGGTGAGGGTATCAATACAATTGATTATCTTGAACAGCCTGGAAAACTGGTAGAAAATGTAAAAGACAATCTATATGCCCCTATCTCACTTGCTATGCTATGTAAGGAACGCGGGATTCATTTTACCTATCTGGGAACGGGCTGTATCTTTAGCAGTAATCCAGAAGAGAACAAATATACAGAAGACGCTAAGCCTGATTTCTTCGGTTCATCTTATTCCGTTGTCAAGGGCTTTACAGATCGTCTTATGAAACTTGTAAAAAGCAACACGCTGAATGTAAGGATCCGTATGCCTATTACGGATGATATGGCGCCGCGTAATTTTATTACAAAGATTGTGGAATATGAAAAGATTTGTAGTATACCGAATACGATGACTGTTCTGCCCACATTGTTGCCAGTGCTTCTTGATATGATAGAAAAGGGAACGACGGGAACAATTAATCTCGCGAACCCAGGCATTATGGAACATAACGAAATACTTTCGCTCTATAGGGATATTGTTGATCCAACAAAAACTTGGAAAAATTTTACAATTGACGAGCAAGATGCTATACTTAAAAGTAAAAGATCTAATAATCAATTGGATTCATCCTTCCTACAAAGTATGTATCCTGATATTCCATGCTTGTATGACGATGTAAAGGCATGTATTGAAAAAATAGCAACTCTAAAAAGAGAACAAAAATAACTATTATTTTTATTTTGATATTTATTTTTTTACTTGTATTTATCATAATTGTCGTCATATTCGTCATCCTCGTCATCCTCGTCATCCTCGTCGTAATTTTTAATTACCATATAATTACTATTATAATTAATACTAACTCCGTCTCCCTGTGATGATTTTATAAGAGAATATTCATCATATACACCGTTATAGATTACAAAGAATTCGTGTAAATATTCATATTTTTGATTGTATTGGATGCTCTTCACTGGTACAGGATCAATACCTTCGGATACATAGGTATTAAATAGTGTTTTACCCGAAGACGCCTCTGAAATTCTATCAAAGAAACCAGTTTCGTGTTCCGTTATATTAGAAATATACGATCTTTTTTTATTCACATCAAAATCAATACAGTATCTTCTACAATTAATACAGTCGCGGAAGATAAACTCTTTTGTATATACAAGCTCATCATCTTTGTTATTATCTACCGGAGAGTAGAATGTTCTTATCACCGCAATACAGTCTGTATTATTCTTCATATTATCAAGTATTAATAATTTAACAGCTGAGATTATTCATTTTTTTATTTTAAGGTTGATATAAGCCGAAAATGTCTAATATCTCATTAGAGTAGTAACCAAACAACATAATGCCTGGAGGACTAATGCAACTTGTTGCCAGAGGGCAACAAGATATATATCTTACGGGTTCTGCTAAATTAAGCTATTTCCAATTCGTATATCGTAAGCATACCAATTTTGCTATGGAGTCTGTACATCAAACATTTCTAACTAAACCCGTCCTTGACAAGTCATCTCATACAATTGCAACTTGTAGAATTGGTCGTATAGCAGATCTGTTGTACGATGTATTTTTCGCATTTCAATTGCCTGCCATATATTCTGATGGAAATCTTCGCTTCAAATGGATTGATAAGGTTGCCAATTATATGATATATTCTGCTTCTGTGAGAGTTGATACAAATCTTATAGATATTCAATACGGTGAGTGGCTTGATATATGGAATGAATTAACTCTTACGACGAGTAAGCGTACTGCTTATGATAAAATGACCGGAAATACTTATGAATTTACAAATCCTACTGCTCTTAATAATCGTATCGTAATTGAAAATAATTGGTTAGATTATCAATACTATCCGGCATATACAGTCGTGAATGGTGTAGCTACACCGTCCATACCGTCGAAGCGATTCTTTATGCCGTTAAATTTTTGGTTTACAAAAAATCCGGGTTTGGCACTGCCTCTCGTAGCATTGCAATATCAGAATGTTGAAATTTCACTTGAGTTTAGAGGCATAGAAGATCTATATCAGGTTTATGATACAGAGAGTGGTATATACTATAGTCCATCTAAATATAGAGCTTTGTATCCTAATGCGGATGTATCTATTGGGCGATTCTTAGTTCCGGGTGGTGGCGGACCCAATGCTCTTATTGATATTGACGGATATCTTGACTGTAATTATATATTTTTAGATGACGACGAACGCCGTCAGGTGGCGGCAACTTCAACCGATTATCTTGTAGAACGCGTATATCGCATGGAAACATCCGGTTTTACAACGGTAGGTGTAATGGATCTTATTATACAAAATCCTATAAAGGAGATCATATGGATCTTGCGTAGAAATGATGTTAATGATTACAATGAATGGACCAATTTTACATTTAATATGCCTTATGATGCCTCCCAGACAACACAAATTATCTTGAAAACTGCGAAAGTCATGTGGAATGGTCTTGATCGTTTTGAGGAAAAGTCGTATGAATATTTTAATCAAATGCAACCTTACCAATACCATACCAATAGTCCTCGGGACGGTGTTCAAGTATACAGTTTTTCCCTATATCCCGAAAAAAATCAACCAAGTGGTACATTTAATGCATCTATGATTAACAAAATACAACTATATCTTACCATGAATATGCCTACGGATACAAATATTGAATATCAGTCGGTGGCATATGCTACTTATTACAATATTTTCAGAGTAATGTCAGGTATGGGAGCTATGGTATTTGTTAATTAATATGGCTACATGTTCGTGTGTTAAAAATAATATTATTATTGTTTATTGTATTTGTTCTTAATTTTTGTTGTAAAAACACATATCGTTTTACTTGTCACAAGATCATATAATCAATGGCATAATGTCGTTTTCAATACATTCGTTTGTAGGCAATGACTGTATATATAGCCAGAATGCCCTTTTTAAATTACGATGTTGTTTTTTAAGATCATCTACCTTATCATAAATGGTGGTATTATTTATAGTGTCATCCCTTTTTGTTATACCTGAAAAACACATACCAGCAGTATATCGTTTCTTTTGTACCCCCATATCCAATAATATAGGCTCTAACTTTTCCTTAAAATCTGGTATAGCAGTTTTTATATCATTTATAATAACTTTTATAAGGATACGATCTTTTTCCCGCCCCGTAATCGTATAGTATTCTGAAATATGTTCCCTTATCTTTTCTTCAGGTGTTCCATTAAGGCCCCAATGTACTTTTTTAATTACACTTAAAGACGGTATACATTCTATATACCCTTCTACATTGGAAAGGGTACTTGTTTTACTTTTATTAGATACATAATGAATATTCGTAAGATTATTGACACGGTCCGCAAATATTATTACCAGACTGCCGTCCGTTTTTCGGTCTGTCATTATACATATACTACTATGTCTAACAGGTTGTATTGGGACATAGGAAACTTCTAATAATTCACCATACCAATTATTTTTTTTAGTAATTATCTTACCGTCACTCGTAAGCCATAGAGATGGATATTCATCATTTGTGATATAGCGAATTGATAAAATGTCTTGTTTTACTTCTATTAATTCAAACAGTACCCCTTGTCGTTTTACAGAAATAGGGTATGTTTGCATAGTAATATTTGTATGACTCGTAAGTGGTTGCTGTTCGATCTTGTGAAGAATATCAGATAATGATTCTACAGATTTACTAGTTCTTCTCATTGTATTTATACTATTTGTACTATTTGTACTATTTATTATGCTACGATTATATGTTATGCTTTATTACCATATTCTGCTTTAAATAGTTCTACAGCATTATTGATTGTTTCTAAAAATGATGCATTATTACATTATGAATGATAAAAATGTAAAAATAGGCATATAGGCCCTCCTTTTCATTTTTAATCGGTAATTTACTATTAAATTAGATTTAAAGTAGCCTCGTATATACAATTACAAAGTTTACAAAGTTGAGTTACCACCAAGGTTTTTTTATTTAATAGTAAATTATCAATTAAAATAGAGTGATTTACCCTCTTATTACTAAAAATAATGAATTATTACATTTATATTATAAAACAATTATTATAATAAATTATAATATGAATATATAAATATCATTATT